CCGAGGAAATCGTCCAGGACCTCCAGAACGCCTTTCTTTCCAACGCGGTCACAGGTAAGGCCGAGGTCGCTGGGAACGGTCAGATCGTTGTGGGCGGCCTTCTCAGTGTTAAAATCATTGGAGGGTCTGCCAATACTGATCTAAACTTCCCCAATCATACGGTATGGGGAAATAATTATTTTCACGGGCTGATCGGATTCCAGGACACCACGGACACCGGCGCCTATGATGTAGGGTTCTTTGAGATATTCGACGAAGCGCCCTCGGTGGCTGCCCTGTTTGCCGGCGGCACGTCGATCGAGTCGCAGTTTGAAACATTCGAATGGACGGCTATCTATGAGGACCTCGACGAGGTAACGATCAGCCAGGCGCCGATCAAGAGCTGGGCCGAGTGGCTGGGCGGTGGTGAAGTTACTTTTGTCAACCAGGGGGCCAAGACATTCATCACCCCAGGCGACAAGAGAAAGTATTTTTATCCAGGGGTTAAGGCAATCGTTCAGGATTCAACCGGCAACGATAATCTCTACACCGTGGTAAGCAATGTGCAAGCGATACTGGGCACCATGGTCGAGGTTGCTGAGGCGATACCAGACCCTACGGCGGACGGGTATATTTATCCTCTGTTTTTCCCGAATGGTTCGGAGGACTTCGAGCAGGGGTGGCGGGGCACGTTCCTTACTAACCCAGACGATCCCCCCTGCCGGTTCTGGGACGGCGTGCTTGTGGGCAACGAGAGAACATTCCCGATTAATGTTCCCTCGAATAGGAATGAGATGTGGATCTATGTAGCCAGCGAAGAGAACCTGGTGCACATCACGATCGATCCTGACACCTATGACACAGCGGCTGACCTGGTGGCCAACATGAACGCCAAATTTGCAGCAGCCTCAGGCGCCGATCTGGAGTTCTCTGTCCACGAAGAAAGCACCGACCAGACCAGCGCCAAGATCGGTTTTGGGTGGGACGGCTCAGGAAGCACGACCGAGGAGTTTTATTTCGCAAACCAGCACGGCACTTACGAGGAGCTGGACATTCGCGAGGTTGTCGGCTTGATCGACCTGGTGCAAGGGGTTACGTCCAGGGTTAAAGTGCCTTCTCGGTACTTCGAGAACCTTGAGGGGGCTGTTCACGGTACGGTGCCAGACGCCTGGGCAGACGATCCCAAAATGTTCGACGTTGATCCTGATAGCAGGTTCTCTTATACGATACAAACAACGCCGGCGGCCGAGACAGTGGTTGTTCCAGAGGGGCAAGACTTCGCCCTGTTCAACCAGTTAAAGCCGTTTGTGGACAACTCAGCAAATGAGTCTTTCATTCCCGAGGGCTGGGGTGGAGCGATACTGGACGAGCCAGCTTTTGAAGCAACCTTACAGGTGGCCTGGTTCGATCAACCTCCGTTGGCGCCTCAGCAGTTCGAGAATTTCGAGGAAGGGTGGTAATAAATGAGCGCTGAAGATTGGGCATTACTAGACGACAGCTTGGCCTCGGTCGAGAAGGGCGCAACCAGTGGACAGACACCCCCCAGCGGGGGCGGATCCATGATTTACGCGATCAACTCCATGGACTCCGAAGCGATCGGGGCTGTGGGCCTGTATTGCGTGATCGCCGACTTTCAGCCTATGCAATCGGGTGGCAGAATCTCGGGATGTATCAAGCGCTTGCCCAGCGGTTCGAATACGGGGTTTTCTCCACTGTTTTTCATGAGCGCGGGCGGCAAAAGTGTCAACGATACCGCTTACATTCTGGGACTGGAAGACGCTGAGCCTTACAGAATCGTTCTGAGAAAAGCCACGATTTTAAGCGGGGTACCGCAGGCGGTTGACGACAACTACCTTGCAAGATCGTCAAGGCAATATAACGCCAGTGCCGGCCTGTGGCACCATTTGAGGCTCGATGTCATTGAGCAGCCCTCGGGGGACGTCACCCTCGAGGTGGCAAAAAATGATCTGGCTCTGCACCCCTGCACGTCACCGGTATGGGAGTCGATCGACGGGATGGCTCAATTTGTGGACGATGTCGCAGCAATTAACACGGGTTCAGCTCCTCTTATAGGTGGGTACGTGGGCTTTGCAGCGGCTTACCAGCAATCGATCGCCACGAGAGTGGGCTTTGATCAGATACAGATTTTGAGACAGGTGCCTTAATGGCCACATTGCCAACACTGCCAGCGCTGCCGGATCCCCCTGCTCCTATTGAGCGGGAAAACGGATCCTGGTTCGAGCTTTCCCTGGGCACCCTATCAGGGCGCGTGGAGACAGAGCCTGGAGTGTTCTCTATGATTCTGGGGCAGTTGGAATCGACGGATCTGGCAACGGTGCTCACTGGGGATTATATCCAGGTTACTCAGGAAGACGTCGACCTTTCTGACGTCGACTATGTGACCTTCCCCGCCAATGTTATCGGCCGAGCCCTGGGCGCTTCGAATGTTGCCTGGGTTGCTTCAATTATTATCGACGGCACGGTATACGCTGAGAAAACGATAGACCCTGACGACGACATGAGCTGGGAAGACTTCAAAGCTCCGGTAAAGCTGATAACAGGAACCGCAACAGTGACAGTGAGACTGACTTTGGAAGAGGTTTAGAGAATGGATATCTTTACCACACCACTCGGGAATCGGTGGCCTGCAGAGTGGGCGGATCCTTTTATTGACGAAATCAGCCTCACTTATACAGACATGGACACCATACAGGAGGACGCGGACCTTGCTATGCTGGGGGGCGGGGCGCTGTCACTGGTAGGGGATACCTTCACCTGGTCTGCTCCGTTCTATGTCTACTCTTCAAGAGCTGGTACGTTTGTAACGATACCGGCAAACTCGGTCACCCTGGTCGACGGTAACTCCATTTACTTTGTGCCAACGGCGCGGCCGCTTGTCACTGAGACAAAAACCCTGCAGGCGGGGAACGTCCCCCATGGAGCGATCTGGTGTGGAACCCGAAGCGGATCCTCTGTGGTTCTTAGATCCCTGGGAGCTCACAACGATGACACCCTATGGACCCAGGCCGGAGCTGTTCTGCAGCCGAAAAACGCAAACAACACCCTCGCAATAAGCTCTAATGATGCCTCGAACCCAGTGATCGCCCTAACCTCAACGACGACCTCACCAGGGGCGCTCTCGATTACGGTACCAGGCTCAGGTTATGGTGTATTAATCGACGCCACAGGGGGCAGCGCCACGGGGCTGCAGGTGAAAAAAGCGGGCTCGGAACTATTCACCGTCAACGACGGGGGCAACGCAAACATAAAAGGCGTTGTTCCGGATAGCTCAGAATTTGGCGTTTATGGGGACGCTGTGAGCCCAGACAGCTTTAAATTGCTGGGAGGGTCCAGCGGGCAGTTGAGTCTCGACGCAGAGATCTCGGACGCGGTGATCGTCTCAGGTGGTAACTGGTCGGTTACGGCAAACGGAAGCGAAATCTATCTCGGCGCCACGGGTGGCGAGTTAAAAGTGGTCGACAGCTTCCACGCCGGCGCAGCTCCGGCCTGGACCCAGGGTTATCTCACTTTGTCGGATGCGTCCTCAGAGTGGGATCTATACAAGAGTAATTTTGGGGAGGTCAGCCTGCTGGCGGCGGTCAACGCGGCCTATGCAACCAGTGGAGGGATTCCCACGTACAGCCAAACAACAGAACCAACTCTTCCCTCAGACGGGGATCTTGGAGTATGGATAGATACAGACGATAGCAACCAAACCTGGCTCGTTTACAGAAGGGGCACTGGCGACCAGGTGAAAGTCGAGATGACTTAATAAAAAAGTGGGCCATTCGGTAGGCCCCAAACGGAGGAAACAATGGCACACACTCAACTGCATACCGTTAATGATGTTAACAATCATAGCGGTGTACCGTCGGCGACACAGGGCAACTTTGTCACTTTCGACTCTAATGGATTGCCCTCAGACGCGGAGGATCTTGCCCCCTCTGATCTGACTATGCAATACGCATATGACAACGGATCGGGGCTTACGTTCTCTGAAAACATGACCTGGGATCTCAACGAAGCATACGACTTCATACTCCAGGAAGGCGCGGACAATGTCACCGTACAGGCGACAGCGGCCGACGCGATCTCGTTCTCGGCGCTGGTGAATGTTATCGACTTCGATACAGCCACTACCCTGGACATGACAGCGGGCGGCAACATGACCTTGAATGTCCTGAACGGGTCCACTCTCACCCTGGATGCCCAGGGAGGTTCGAAGCCAACGATCGCGCTCACTTCGGGTTATGATGTCAACATTCAGCCGGAAAACGCCTTCAATGTTGGCACAGCGAGCAACCTAAACACGGCTCAGATTGTTTGCAATACGGCGAGCAATGGTTATGCGTCAGTGTCTCTGGATTGCAACTCTGCCAGTGTTTCGCAAGCTCAGCTATATGCGACCACGTCTGTGGCTGGTGTCGACTCTATAATTCAGCTTTTGGCTACCAACACAGGGGGGGCCTCTGGTGACGATGCTCAAATAATACTACTGCCTACAGGCAGCGCTAGCAGCGAGGGACATCTTTACCTTGGTAGAAACGTAGGGGGAACCAACTTCGCAGACAAAACTTGGCTCGAAAGCGATTCAACCCTGTGGATCGAAAGCAATTCGGACAAAGTTAATGTAATAGGCGCAACCGAGGTTGAGCTTCGTTCTCCAGGAACGATCAACATTGGTTCTCAAATTGCATCGTGTACGATCAATATTGGGCGCTCGGTTTCAGGTTCTCATATTCGCTTTGTCGACGCAAACCACGCCGGAGCTCTGCCGGCATGGACTCAGGGTTATATTCCATTATCAGACGGGATCGCCGACTGGAATGGCTACAAAACCAACTTTGGTGAAGTCAGTTTGATGACGGCGATCAACGCGGCCTTTACAGGATCGACCCTGTGGACGACTTCAGGATCCACAAACCTGACACCCTCGACGGCTGGGTATGGTTTGGATATCGACGCCACGGGAACCAGCACGATCGAGCTCAACGCTGCAGCGGCTTCTCATTTCATCGTTGCCGGAGCCGGTTTGACATTATCGACAACCACCAGCGGAGATATAGATATTTCCTCGGCTGCAAACCTAGATCTAGACGGCGCAACCGTGGACATTAACTCCACAGGCGCTCTCACCATTGGTGACGATACAGCCACGCTGGACTTCGACGGAGACGGAGCAGTATCCGAGACGGGAATGACTTCCTTCTCGATCACCCCCTCGGGAGCGATCACCTTCACGGCTGGTGCAACTTCGACATGGTCCACGTCGGCAGGGGATCTGAATATTTCAGCAGCGGCTGACCTTGACCTTGACGGTGCGACGGTCAATATCAATTCGACTGGAACTCTTGCGATAGGCGACGATACTGCAACACTAGACTTTGACGGCGCTGGCGCGGTATCCGAGACAGGAATGACCTCCTTCTCTATTACGCCTTCGGGAGCGTTCACCTTTACCGGTGGCGCAGCTTCTTCGATTTCAACAGGACTGGGAGATCTGGACATTAGCGCGGCCGCAAATCTCGACCTCGACGGAGCAACGGTCAACATTAATTCAACCGGTACCTTGGCGATCGGTGATGACACAGCCACTCTCGACTTCGACGGATCGGGCGCAGTGTCTGAGACTGGCATGACATCCTTCACAATATCACCCTCTGGCGCAATTGCTCTAACCAGTGGCGACACGTCCAACTTGTCAATGAACGCCAACAACGCAGCAGACCGAACTCTAACGATCGCAGCAACAAACGCCGGCGCAGGCGACGGGCTGATCGACATCCAGGCAGATTCGCTCACCCTGGGCAACGCCTCGGCAACGACGATCAGCGTGAACAGCAACAAGATCACGAACCTGGCAGCAGGCACAGCCAGCACAGACGCGGTCAACAAGTCGCAGCTTGACGCAGCGGTCGGAGGAGTTAGCTGGCAGGAACCGGCGGCGGTTCTGAAGATCAAGAGCGATGCTGACCAGTCAGGGGTCGACCCCACGGCTCTGGGAGCTGGCGAGGCATGGTTAGTTAACAACTGGGCAACGAAAACCGACGGCGATATCGTTGAGTGGAGTGGTTCTGCGTGGGTCACCGTTGTGGCCAACTCTGGAGGAGAGCCGCCAGACGGAACTCGGGTTGTGGTTATCGGATCGGGCGCTGGCGGATCATTCACAGGACAAGAGGACGACATAGGACAATATTCGACCTCTGGGAGTTCCTGGTCTTTCACCACGGCCGCCAACGGTATGGGGATCTTGATAAGCGGTGGCAGCGGGGTATACGAGAACCAGGCTTACACATACGACGACACCCCAGGCACCTGGATCCAGTTCGCAGGTCCGAACCTGTACACGGCCGGCAGCGGGATCGATATTTCCTCAAATGTCGTATCGCTGGGAGCTCTGACTGGAGACTGGGCTGCAGGTAATTACAACATAACAGGCCTGGCCTATGTCGAAATGGACGAGCTCAAGCTGGGAGTCGTTGCTCAAGCAGCAATGCCCACTCCGACCTCGGGAACAGCCACTTTTTGGAGGGACACGGACGACTCGAACAAAATCTACTTAGTCTTTAATGACCCCACGACCGGAGTGGTTGCAGTCGAGATGACTTAGAAACCTAGCTTAAGTTTGAGGTCCCAGGCGGATTAGAGGTAGAAATGGCAGCTCACAACAGAAAACACGGGGTTGACAGCACAGACGATCATACCGGTATCTCTGGCGCAACCGAGAATAATATTGCGACTCTTGACGCAAACGGGCTGCCAAAGGATAGCGGAGTGCCGATCACTGGCGCCGGCGGAGATATGCAGGACGCGTACGACTCCGACGCAGATATTCTTTTCTCTAAAAACATGACCTGGGACCTCAACGAGGCTTATTCTGTAACATTTCAGGAAGGAACTCAAAGCTTAGCAATAGGGGCAACGGCTGCCAACGAGCTGACAGTCTCTGCAAATGTCCAATCTGTGGACGTCGACTCAGTCGACAATGTGACGATTAACAATAATCCCTCTGGGGACAGTTGGACCGAAATTAACGGGGTTTATTATTGTCCAGCGGGCGGAAATGCCCTTGAACAACTTCTCCTATATATGAAAAACACAAGCAATAAAGGGGGGACAATAATCCTTGCAGAGGGGGATCACCTCATTACCTGGACCACATCAACACCGATCGATGAAGCTGTTCATATTATAGGACCAGGGCACATATTGTGCAGAATTCGCTTCACCGCCGGTGATCCGGATTGTCGCTTTGTTTTCACATATCGAGCGATTATAGAAGGTGTCCAGATCATGGCCAGCAACGGGGCCGCCAATTGCGTCACTTTCAGCGGAACGAATGCAAATTATTCTATAATTAGAAACTGTTACCTGAACAACCTCTCAAACCTGACAGGTTCAGCGATCGCTGTTACCAGTTGCATAGGTGTTAGAATAGAAAATATTTTATTTTCTGATATGAACACAGCCAGCTCAAGAGTTTTTTATATTGGTAGTTCCACCGATACTATAATAAGGGGTTGCTATTGTGGTAATGTTAGAAACACTCAGTTGCTGTATGTAACAGGCTCCTGTAACGGATTAATTTTTGAAGGCAATCATTTTGTTGCTGGTGCGACAAGGCAATGCTGTCAGATTTACATTTCTTACAGTGGTCCTCAGAACATAGTTATTACCAAAAATTATATAGACTATAGCGCCACCCCTATCTCAAGCGCTTTCAATTTGATTGATTTTGGAGACGGCGGGGGTGCCTCATACGGAAGGCACATTTTCACCCATAATCACATAAAATGTGTTAGAAGCTCGAGCAATTGGTATGCAGGGGCAAATATACTACATGTAAATGTTAGAGATTGCATAATTGCAAAAAACAAGTTCGAGACTGCTTACATTGGATACACAAATACGCAAATAGGCCGAATAATACACGTTGAAAGATACGGACAAGACGCAGATATTAGCAATAATAAATTTATAGGAGGAGGCAGTCGAAACGGGATCTACCTGGATTGTGCTGCAGCTAATACCCCAGAAGGATGTCAGATACAGAATAATAAGTTCAGGGGATTTGATCACGACGGGACAGGGGTAGGGGCTTGTATTGAGGTTGACGACGGAGCCTTGGCCCAGGGGGTTAGAAGCGCAATTATCACTGGTAATTATTTAGGAGGATCTTCAAATATATATGCTGTTTATGCCCCTGGAGGGGGTGGCAGTGTGGCGCCCACTCACTGTGTAATATCTAACAATATTATTGGAGAATCCGCGATCCCAATAGATGCAGCAGATTTTTATTACTCTAGCATACAGAATAACAATCGTGAAGGAGTGGACTCGACGGCTGGAACGTCGGTTTCAGGCAGCAACACAAACAATGTTTATGGAGACGACGGCGCCGGAAACCCGAGCACGACGGCGCCTGGAGCGAACCAGTAGGGAGTTAAATGCCTGTACAAGTCGAACAACTGATCGCATCGCTGGCGCTGGTCGAGGCGCAGACGGCAGAGGCACCTCACCCCTTTATTCTGATACTGCGGGATCCGGAAAACGGGGAAGAAGGCTTCCCAGTGGACGGCTTGATCTCGGTGGTAGTGGTCAGCCTGAACGAGGATCCGTCGACCACGGCGCCTTATAATATCAATTGCGTTATAGAAATCAGCCTGGACGACGGAGACACGTGGCTGCCTGCTTACAACGCGGGCTCATTCTCTTCTCCATTCGACGGAGGATCGAGCGCTGTTGTGCAACATTCTCCCACGGATCCCTTTGTTTATAACCAGGTAACGATCGACTACACCGGCACCTATGTCGACAGCTCGGAAATAATAGTAAGGCTGGCAGCCAGCGGATCGGGCTGGGGTTTTGGACCGTGGGCTCATTTCCCCTGGGGGCACCCTTTCGGATCCGACGTGCTGCTCGAGGAATGGTCCTTCACCGTCGAAGATCTGACAGCGCCCAGGCTGCTGAGCGCCGAGGCGATCGACCAGTACACTGTCAGACTGACATACGACGACGATATGAGAGCTGGCACCCCAGACGGGCGCGCAAGGCTTCTCTCTGGGACGTCGGAAACCTGGAACCTGTCGTCAGGGGGCGAGACTTTAACCGTGGTTGTGGACGGCGGAGAGACTCAGGAGGTTGTTTTTCAGACTTACATGTGGTTGACACCGTCGGCGGTTACCGCAGACGAGCTCGCCACGGCGTTGACTGCTCTTATATCTGGGGCCGTTGCAGAAAACGACGGCGCCGGCGCGGTGTATCTGTACTCTGAAACAGCGGGAGATACCTCGACGTTAAGGGTGAGCGGTGGCACTGCCAACGGCTTGATCCAGTTCCCAACGGACACGGTGACAGGGCAAAGCGAAGGAATTCTCGACGCCGAGAATTACACGATCGACAGGCACAACGTCTACCCAGAGGTTGCAGTTCATTTGACCGTGGAAACCGCTGCTTTCGTCGAGGACTCACTGCGCCAAGTGGATCTGACCGTTCAATGGGAGATGACCCCCAGGGCTCCTTACTCTGTCACGGTCGACGGAGACGTTGCAGACACTTCGAACAACGTGATCGATCCGGACTATGTCACAGCAGAATTCACAGGATTCGAGCCAGAGTGGCCAGCAGATAGGGACACCGAGATCACGTTGCCCCAGGCGGCCTGGGACGGCGATCCCTTCCATGTAACACGCGCCACAGTAAACATGATGCAGGAAGCAGAGGATCTTAAAGTCACAGACGTCGATAAGATGTGGGACGCGTGGAACATTGACACCTGCAACGATTACACCGTGGAGCTCATGCTTTACGATGTGGGCAACCCCTTTACCGATATTGACTTGACTGCAGAGCAGAAAAGGAAGCTGGTCGACCTGCTGCCCTATATTTACGAGCAGAAAGGGCTTCTCCCTGGCGTGGTGTCCACTATACTGGCTTTACTCGAGATACCTGTAACCCTGGTACCCTATACTCAAGACTCGTGGAGGCTTGGACACGGGCGCCTTGGAAGCCAGTACCCTGCTCGCCTGTGGTCATCCAACGCAGAGACTTACAACTTGGCAGGGGGTGGCACCCTGTTAATATCCATAGACGGAGAAACGGCGCAGACGGTCACCTTCGAGGATGCAGACTTTCTTTCACCGGCCGCAGCGACTGCCGAGGAAGTGGCGATCGTTATCAATGCGCAGTTGACTGGCGGGGGTGCCAATATTTTCGACGACGGAGGGGGGATCAGGGTTGAAGTTTTTACTACTACCTGGGGCCCTGACTCATCGATCCAGGTCACCGGTGGGACATTTGCTGTGATCATTGGATTCGACACGGCGATCCGGTCTGGCGGCGGGTCTTGCATGCTGGGGCCCTCTAGCGAGCGGCTAATGAGAACATTTGATCTAGAGTATTCGACCGTGATACCTTCAGAGTTAGAGATTAAGCAAATGACAAAAATCGCAAATTACATAAAGCCTGTAAATACTCACCTGGGGAGGATTAGGGCTGCAAAAACGATCCCAGTACCAGAATATTGGATGCTGGGTTTTGACTTCCTGGGAGAAGACACCGTGCTGGGCGGTTGAAAAGGAGCTGAGCCGTGGATAGATATGACTGGTACTTTGAGCAATTAGTCACCGAGGCCCACATGGATCAAGCATTTGGCTGGGCCGAGGAGGCAGACTGGCTGATCCGTCAGAACGCTATTCTCAAACGAGGATCGGGCGGCTCAGGCGATCCGATTGGAGCAATTCACTGGGGGGGCACTGTTACACAGAACGCAGCTCCGGACTTGAATGTGCTGGTATCGGCCGGCGCGTGTACAGATCCCACAGGTAGAGAGACATCCTGGGCGGCTCAGCAGGTGGTTGACTGCTCGGTTGACTACCTGGCAGCGTCCACGGCCGTGACAACCCCAGGCGAAGAGAAATATTTAGGCCTGTTCGCACTGTGGAACAGGGACCTCACAGATCCTGTCACCGACGGCAACGGGCTCACGGTTTATTTCAAGCAGTATGATTCCTTCATTTTGCGTATCGTACAGGGCGCCCAGGCGGTTTCTGCAACCCCCCCTCCGACTCCGACAGACGCGATCCGCATGGCAAACATTCTGCTTAGCTTCGGTCAGACTCAGATATTGAACTCAGACATTCGAGTGGACACAGCCGGATTTTTAAGGGACGATTATGTGAGGGTGACAGGGATCAACCTGTCTAACTTCATTTATGGAAACCCTGCCAACGCGATAGAGCAGCTTTTCCAATACATCGATCTTTACTCTGCAGGGACAGCAATTTCCTTCACGGGAACCTCGGACTGGCACGACGCCTCTGGAGCTCTAGCGTCGTCTAATGTGTCAGGGGCAATAAACGAGATAGTTGCCGACCTGGCAGAGGATAACGCCGGATCCGGTGGAGAGTGGGGATCCGATAAGATAGGATCAGACGCTCACACCACGGGCGGCGGATACGCGGACCTGGCAAGGGGTTCTATCTGGGATCAGCTAGTATCCTTGGCGGACGACCTTGACGGGCACATAGGGGGCGGAGCTCCACAGCATCCAGCGAGCGCGATCACGTTCACCCCTTACAGCTATCTGGCAGCAACGGATCTGCAGGCGGTGATCCAGGAAATAGTCGACGATCTGGCTTCTCAGACACCAGGAAGCTCTGGAACAACCAGGATCGGCGCGCGTGGGATTCTGGATTCTCCCACGATACTGTCAGCAGGCACCCTGGACAGCCAGATCGCGGCGTTGCTGACGGCGATAAATGCCAGGGCGCGCAAGGGAAGCTCAGAGACGATCTCTGCTTCCTGGTTATTCGAGCAGCTAATTAGGCTGAACGACGAGAATGCCTACATACAAGGCGAAGAAACAACGAGCCACTATTTCCCCATATTCCAGCACAGCACTCTAAGGGGTCGGATGTATTACAACGGGATCGACGGGGCGATCGTTATTACTTACAACGCCTGGTGGGATCAGTCGGTGAGTCGCTGGAAATACGATTCCAACGGTGAGGAGAGTTACAGGTGGCAGCTTGACATATGGGGGATCGCTTTTGCGAGGATCGACTCGTCAGATCCTAATCACGTTTTGGCAGGCTGGACAGATTCGCAATGGACAGGCGAGCTGCAGTGGGGGCGCGGTGGCAGCGTGGCCACGGCAATGGACGCCTTTGCAAGGTGCGATCCGACTCTTGGATATAGCTATTATGACCAGGTCAAAGTATGTCTGAGCGCTGAGAATACAGACTCGGTTTCACAGGTTATAACCGACGCAGCAGCAGTAAGCTGGCACTCGAAGATGCCGGTCGCGATAGTGTCTGGAGACATATCACTTACCGTTCAAGGTGTTAGTAACTGGGGGCTTGGTCCCACTGTGTTATTTGTCGATGAGTGGGGGGCCGTAATCCGTGGCAACTCAGGCAGCTTGGCCCAGGGAGTGAACGCTTACTGGTACGGCCGTGTCGAAGTGGACATGACAGTCTAAGGAGGTTTTGAAGTGGGACTCGAATCATACAACGGAACAGCAAAAACGATCGTCTTTAGGTGCAGGGAATGCGAGCGCCTGGGCGATGATCCACTGCGCACTATCGCAGAGGGGGACATGGAGCTTTACAAGGGCGAGAATTTTGTGGGCGTTCAGCTCCCTGACTGTCCCAATTGTGGGACGCGATCCTTGATAGTTCCAGGGACGGCTCTGCAGGGGCCGATCAGCCACCTGCGGGCGGTGCTGTTAAACCGCCTGTATGAAGCAGGGGGTGGCGACGGAAATGGAGATCTCTCGGATTACAAGCCAACGGTCGACGCACTGAAAACCTCATACACCGATAAAGCAACCACTGAGGCGAATGATCAATTTTTAGGCAACGCAGACTTTGAAACGGCAGACAAAGGGGGGCAACCTATAGCGCCGGAGTAATTCTAGAAAGGGGCTCGGGATGCCAGGGAACAACGACTTAGGGGACATACTCACAGGGCTCAAAGAGGTGTCCAATTCTCTAAATGGTGTACAGCAAGAATTTGCGGGCATGAAGGCTCAGCAGCAAATCTCTGACAAAAGCGTCAAGGACCTACAAAACGATGTGAAGGAACTGAGTACCAATTTCACCAAGCTGGACGGAAAAACCAAGGGGCTCAGGGCCGATATTGTCAGGGTGGAGAAATCCCTGGGTGAGAAAATAGCCGAACTCAAAACCACAGATCTGAGACTTATCGCCAAGGATGAAATATCTCAGGTGGTGTCTTGCCACGAGGACAGATTCCAACACAAACAAAAGGGGTCTGGGTCGTCTGGGAATATCAAAAAACCGAGCTACATTCCGAGTATGAATTTTGATAAAGTTACCATTCCCAAATGGACCATAATTGCAGGGGCCTTCGTGGGAGCTGCGCTTGCCGGCGGGGGGGTGGCGGTCTACTTCCTGCTTTTTTAACTCTGTTCCAAATCAATCTCAACAAAAGTATAGTTCCCGTCAACGTGCAACCCTGCGCAGTACATGGGGCCGGTGCTGCCTGGTGTGGATACCGAGAACCGAATGCGACGCAGCCCAGGAACTGAGATCTCGAAAGTGTGCTCCTCATTAACCCAGTCTTCCCAGTAGGGATCGCACTGGGGCGCCGTTCCCCAGGCGGACCATGTCTCAATAGAGCTGTCGTCCTCATCCCAGAGCCGAACCTCCATTGAGTAGTCATCCAGGGATCCGTTACTGCAGAACCAGGATCCGACTGTTACCAATACCGTGTTATTGTCTAGCTCGTCGGCCGTGAAGTTGTCCAGTAGGTCGATCACCTGGGCTTTGCTGCAGGCGGTCTGATCGTTTGCGAAGACATACTGGCCCTCCACTCCATAATCGTTGCTGTATGTAGCCACAAAACAGCCGGTTGAGCCATAAACCTCCCAGCCTGAGGTGTCTGCTGTTTCTGCGCCTGGGTTAACAAGTAGGTTCAGAGGGGGCTCAGGCTCCGTATCAGCGTCGGCATCGGTATCCGTGTCAGTGTCAGTGTCGGTATCAGTATCGGTGTCAGAATCCGTGTCTGTGTCCGTGTCGGTATCCGTATCTGTGTCAGTGTCCGTATCCGTGTCGGTGTCAGTATCTAAATCGGTGTCACTGTCGGTGTCGGTGTCAGTATCGGTGTCCGTGTCAGCATCAGTGTCGGTATCAGTATCGGTGTCGGTATCGGTGTCACTGTCCGTGTCAGTGTCGCTGTCGCTGTCGGTGTCAGTATCAGTATCGGTGTCGGTGTCAGTATCAGTGTCGGTGTCGGTATCAGTGTCGGTGTCAGTGTCACTGTCCGTGTCGGTATCCGTATCGGTGTCGGTGTCTCCCCCTGTGTCCTCGGTGTCGCCTGTCTGGGTGTCTGAGTCGAGGCCTCTACCACCCTCGGCGCTGCACCCAATTAATAAAAGTATCCCTATGAGATATTTCATTGATTCGCCTCCCTTTTGTTCGGTCTGCCAAAACCGTCTATCTTAAAAATAGGGGCTGAGCCTGTGGTCTGTCAACTACTCACCAGCAAAAATATAAAAATATACTTCACCAGGGGCTCCAAAAACGGTTAGATAAATATCAAAAATAGCACAAACAGACGTTGACATGTGAACCGAAAAAGACTACAATATAAAATAGCTTAGGGCAAACAATCACAGGGAGCGGCGCGGTGAATTTTAAACGCACAATCAATGTAAAAGAAAATTTCATTAGGGCTCAAGAAGTTCTGGGGTTTTCACGGCGTACCATTGCAGAGCGGGCAGGGATGCCAGCGGGGAGCCTGAGCGGAATACTGACCCACAACAACCCGAAGGTCTATCAGTTGCTTAGGTTGTCCAGGGGGGTGGGTATTTCCATTGAGTATCTGATCACGGGTGGCGATCCACTAGCAGAACTCTCCAGAAACTATCACTTTTTTGCGAATGGTGACGAGCCAGTCCTAAAGGAGGGGTGGGATCCACCTTTGCCGAATGTGGCGGCGCGGGTGGCGATTATCCTGAAACAGACGGGCAAGACAAAGCGGCAAGTCGGCAAGCGGATCCAGGTGATCCCGAGCTGGTGGGCACCTATCCTGCAACGCAATAATCCCACCGTCGGAGTAATTGAACGAATGGCTTACGCTTTGCAAGTTCCTCCGGTGAGGCTTGTGGAGCCTGTCACATATGCAGAATATGGCAAGGTCATGATTCCGCCTGTTCGCTATCAATAGCAAAAATATAAAAAAACATGTTGCACTCTGCAAGTGCTGTGCTATTATAACAGACAGCAAAAACACGCAAAGGGGAACATATGGTTTTGAGAATTTCACCGACAATGGATGCTATGTTCACAGGTTGCCCAGCGCAATACTATCAGAGGTATGTGCTGGGCAGAAAGGTCCCCCCAGGCATTGCCCTCCACATGGGGACAGGGCTCCACAAAGCGTCTGAGGTTAATTTCGTACAGAAAAAAACAACCAGGGAAGACTTGCCCAAGTCGGTGCTGGAGGATGCGGCCGAGCAGGGGTTCAAGGATCGACTGGAAGAGGAAGGGGTGCTGCTGTCCCAGGAAGAAAAAGGGCGCGCGTCGCTGCTGCTGGAAGAAAGCAGGGTAAAAACGATCGAAATGGCTGGAGTACTTCATGAAGAGGTGGCGCCACTGATTCAGCCAATTGAGGTAGAGGCCGAGGTTGAATTCACCAGGGAAAACACACCAGGGATCGTGTACCGTGGACGGCTGGATATTGCAGACGAATCCCAAAAATTGATAGACATTAAAACTTCGAAGGCACGCTGGGGGAAGGACAAGGGTGACGGACAAAATCAGCCGGTTTTTTACATGACAGGGGCCAGGGAATCGCTCAACATCGACTCTGACGAGTTCCTGTTCCACATTGTCACCAAAGCAAAGACTCCCACGCACCAGCTAGTAAGCACGACCTGCGATGAGAGCGACCTGATCGCGCTAGAGCAAAGGGCTCTGGTCCTGCAGGCTATGCGCGCGGCCGGTCTGTTCCCACCGTGCGATCCGGAGTCGTGGCGCTGCTCTCCAAAGTGGTGTGGCTACTTTTTGGCGGGCTGCAAGTACATATCAAAAAGACGAATATTTTCCTATATTAACAGGGAGGAGGTCAGTGAATGAACGATCAAGGAGTACGAATAACAACACCGGAGGACCTGGCCAGGGGTGACAGCATAACAGAGAAAACCCTGGCGCCGGCCGCCACGATCGGGAATGTGGCTGCAGCGTCCAGGCAGTTTGCTGAAGTGAAGGGCGCGATCCAGCTTGCCAGGGAGTTTCCACGCGACGAGATCCAGGCATTTAAGCGCATGCGTCGCACCTGTTCTCGAGCAGCGTTTGCAGACGATGCCCTGTACGCCTTCCCGAGGGGTGACAGTATCGTCTCAGGGGCATCGATTCGGCTCATAGAGGAGCTGGTCAGGTGTTACAGAAACATCGATTACGGCTTCCGGATCATGGAAATGAGAGACGATCGCTCGCTGGTCGAGGCGTTTGCCTGGGATGTCGAGAACAACATCAAAGCGCGCCGTGAGTTCTGGGTGCTGCATATTCGAGAAACCAAAAGCGGATCCTATCCCCTGACCAGTCCGCGCGATATTTATGAGCTCTGCGCAAACATGGCTCAGCGCCGTGTCAGGGCTTGCGTGGAGGAAATGCTTCCCGTGGACCTGTTGGAAGAGTCAAAGATTCTCTGCAAAAAGGCCATGGCAGGCGGTGACACTCTGCCACTCGGAGACAGGGTGAGAAATATGGTAGTCGCGTTCAGCGAGATCGGGGTCGATGAGGATATGCTCGAGCAACGCCTGGGGCACCCTCTCAAGGCTGTTGTCGTCGAGGAGCTGCCCAAACTAAAACAGGTTTACAACTCCATAAAAGACGGCCTGGCAAAGCGGGAAGACTTCTTCACTGTTCCTGGGGTCGACGCGCCGGCAAAGGACTCCTCGAATGAGCAGAAAAAACAGGAACCGACCCAGGGCGCTGGCAACGGTAAGACCGAGATGACTGCCGAGGAAAAAGCTATCCTGGAGAAGGCCAAACAGAAAACCCAGGCAAAAAAAGGGGCGGCTCAGGAACCTGACTCAGACGGGGATATCGTCGATCCGGAAAGTGGGGAATGCACACCGGCCGAACCAGGGGGAATGACAGCAGAGGACATCGCCGAGGCTGAACGCCTGGAACGTGAAGAGGCTGAGGCTTTCGAGCGCGACAGAGCGGCCTTGGACGAGGTTGCTGACCACGAAACCCAGGACACCGGCGGCAACCAGAACGGCGCCCAGGAGCCAGCGGAGGCCCCAGCAAAGGGAAAACGGAAACCCAGGGCGCTTAATAAATAACAATGAAGAAAAAAAACGAAAAACGATAGAAGCAAGACAATCGCCAACGGTTGATCTTTTATAACAACAAAGGGGAACGGTAAAAAATGAGTAAAACAGCAAGGATAGCAAAGTTCGAAGTCAA